CAGCGGTGTCAGCGATGAAGCCAGTCAGCTCGCCGCGAGAGTAGGAGAGGATGTCGCCGGGGAACGGCTGGAAGGCGACGTTGAGCGGGGCCGCGCCAACGGCGGGGGTGGCGTAGCGGTTGGTGACCGCCGTGGTGAAGGCGGACGGGGTGCGGCCATTGTGGACCGGCGTACCCGTCTCGAAGCTGCACCGCGCCAGCATTCGGCTCGGCTTCTTGAGGTAGGGGACGAGTCCCGCGTTGCGTGGCATCGTTACCTCCCGAGGGTGGACAAGAGGTCAGTGGTGTCGGTCGGTGTCAACCGCCGGACCCGATCCCGGATGCGTCCCTCTACCGCCCGGCGGAGTTCGGGGGTTTCCTCGATGAGTTGAGCCACCGCCGCCTCCCGGTAGGCGAGGACCACCGCGCGGATCATCGTGGCCTTGCCGCCATCCGGGCCGTCGCTCTGCCGCTGGTACTCGCCCGACCGGATCAACTCACCAAGCCGGTCCCACATACCCTTCCCGTCTACCTTCAACTCGTTGCCTGCCAGCACCACGAGGCGGTCGTACTCTTTTGGGGTCAACTCCACCCCCTCGCGGGCAGTCTGCGGTTCCATGCGGGTCCGGGGCGGGCGTGTTCCATAGATCACGCGGGATGGCATAGAGAGGGATACTTTAAGGCGCACAATCTCTTTTGCGACCGGGTCGGTCGTCACGCTTGACACAGAGATAGGCGAGAGGAAGTCCGGTCCGAGCGCTGGGAGCGTCTCGCGCACCATCCCGTTCAAATAGCGGCGGGGCGGCAGGTATTTGCTGTACCCAGGCACGCCAGCCTGCATCGCCTCTAAGAGTGTCTGTGCCTCCCGAAGCGCCGGGTCCATAATGCGCTCCACCTGCCGCACCGCGCCCGGCACAAGGCCGGTCGCAACGGATTTGAGAAGCTGTGGCGCTTTTGCGGACGGGTCGTCAATCGCCGCAAACACGTTCGCCACGTTTTCCATGTAGGTCTTGTTGACCATTCCCTTCGCCATCGCTAAGGTGATCGCCATGGCAAACTCGTCGGCCTGCATCTCCGGGACTTCGGCGGCAATCTCGACGAAGTTGGCGATGGTGCCGAGCGTCAAGGAGAAGGGGTCAAGCCGGCTGATGCTGTAGTATTTGTCCCCCACCTTGACAGCATATTCCTGCCACCCCTCTTGCTGTTTCGCCCGCTTCATATCGGGGTCGCGTGGTCCTGCGCCGGTAATGAGGCCCTCGCTGGCGTAGTACGCGGCGGCGGAGGTAATGATCGCGCTGTTCGCAATCTTGGCGAGGGCGAGTTGCCGCTGCGCCCCACCTGCCGCGAGGTCCGCGCCGATCTCCCCCCACAGGATCGATGGGACATTCATCGGGAAGGTCCGGTGCGCGGCGTAGACGCCGATCCGGTTGAGGGTCTTGAGGAACGGCAGGACCGTGAAGCCGACCACCGGAACAGACTCGCGGAGTTTGCTGACCGCCTCCCCGAACGGCCCCATCGGGTCCTGGAGGGTCTGGATCAGTTTGAACTTGTTGGCCGACTCCACCAACGACGGGAACTCTTCCGGGTGGGCGCGGATATACTCGATGTGCCGGGCGGCCTCCTTCCCCTTGAGGCCCCGGAGCATCGCATCCCGCACGGCGAGCGTCTCCATCTCGGCATGGAAGGCCACCCCCTTGAACAGCGCATCCCCGCGCCCCAGGAGGTTCGTGTTGACGCGAACGACTTTCCCGGCGAGGTCAATCCCCGCCCCAAGCGGCGTCCCCTCCAGGCCGAACTTGGCGGCGGCGATTTTGGGGTCCGCGAAGTCCATCTTACTCATGGAGGCGTCATCCATGCCGTAGCGGACGAATCCCTTGATCCCGTTGACTAGGCCGCGCGGGAGGGCGGTCATCATCGCGTAGGGTTCCGCGAAGGTGATCTCGCGCCCCTTGATCGGCATGGAGGCGGCCAGGAACCGCTCCCATATCGCATTGGTGGCGATGGTAGCGTTGCCGATGAAGTTGGCCGCGTGCGACATTGGCGTCAGGAGGAGGTTGATATACAACTCATGCGCGGCGTTCATCCCGGACCGCGCCAACGTGCCCCACTGGCGGGCGTAGGCCATGCGGGACGCGGTGTCTTTCAGGTTGAGGATGTTCTGCGCCAACACCGCCGGGTCGGCGGCGACGCCACGGGTCTGCTCGGCAAGTTGCGCCATCTGCTCGGCAGTCAGCGGCGCACGGGCCCCCTCCGCCTGGATCTTCATCGCCTCCAGGCCGCGCGCCACGTTCCGCTTCCCCGTGTCTAGCCGGGCGTCCACCTCGGCGGCCACCGTGATTGTGTCAACCAGTTTGGCGGCGGCGGCCTTGTCGCCCTTGACCGTCGCCTTCGCCACGTCGGTCAGAGTTTCGGCGGTCGCCACATGGACATCGCGGAGCCGGGTAATGGTTTCCGGAAGGGTCGCCGTCGTCTCGGGGAGCCGCAGCGCCTCCTCCACCGTGATCGCCTTGGCCCCCTCGATGGTCTTCTCGTGGCTCTGCGTCTTGCGGTGTTCTGCTAACCGCTCGGCGTTGCGGGCGTTGATCTCCGTAATCACGGACTTGACTTCCGCCGTCGTATCGATGCGGGCGACGTTGACGCGGGACTCGCCCGCAACACCGGGCAGGGCGTCGGGCGCGGCAGTAGCCACCGGCTCCGGGGCGGCCTTGGCCCCCTTCGCGGCCTTTCCCTTTACGGGGCGGACGGGTGACATAATGGCGGGGATGGCCCCCATCATGGTATGGCCGAGCTGCTCCTGGGTCCGCTTGGAAATGACCCCCGCCCCCACCAGGCCCTCGGTGACGGCGTTGAAGGCCATCGTGAACGGGAGCGCCGGGACCTCGCCGGCCCGGGCGATGATATCCTCCCCTTCGGCCATCGGGCGGAACACGTTTGGAGTCTCGCGCATTCCGCGTGTCAGGCCCTCTAGGAACCCCCGAACCACCCCAGGGTCATCCTCACCTGGAGGCGCGGCGGCCTGGGGTTGCCCGGACGCGAGGAGCGCCTGCCACTCCGCCTCTTCGGTCGCCGCATCGCGGGCGGTTGCCTCGGCTAGAAAGTCCTGCTCGGGGGTTGCCATCTAGCGCCTCCGGGGCGATTGCGACGATTGCGGGGCGGGGGGCGTCTCCACCGGGGCCTGCGGAACCATGTCGAGCAACCGGGACCGCTCGGCCCGGTAGCGTCCCTCCGGGATGAGCCCCTGCTGGTACTGCGCGTCGAGCGCCTTGGCGGCCCGGGCCAATCCTTCCCGGCTCAGGGTAGTGTCCCCCCCGATGTACGCCTTGTATTTCGGGATGATCTCGTCCGCCACGGACAGCGGGTCCTCCGTGCCGTCGTATCGCGCCGACCGATTAGTCAACTCCTCCAGGGCGAGGTCGTAGGCTTTCTGTCTCCCCTGGTCTACCATGTCAAGAAGCCCGGTAATCCCCAGACCGGCCCGCACACGCTGCTCGGCCTGCTGGTGCCGGTCGTTGACCTGCGCCTTCGTTTCGTCCTCGCCGCTCTTGAGATTCTGGACCATCTTATCGTCGTACTTATCGAAGTCAGCCACGCTCAATTTCCCGGCCAGGAGTTGCGCCCGGAGCCACGTCCGATCTGTTGGCGAAACACGGACAGACCGGGCGCGGATGGAGGCTTCCGTAACAGTCGCAGCGACAGACTCCACCTTGCGGTCCGCTGTGCGCGCGTCCGACTCTTGTATGAGACGCCGCTGGCCTTCCGGGGAGAGTTCCCGTGTCCCGGACGACCCCATGAACTCCAACTCCGCCGCGATACTCTCCCCGCGCCGCATCTTCTGGCGTAGGGCATCCTCGGTGGCCTCCTGGTCCCGCTTCATCTCTTTTTCAAGGCGCTTCTCTTCGTCGGCCTGCGCCTTCAACCGGGCGTTCTCGGCGGCCTGCGCCTTGGCTTCCTCCCGCTCGATCCGGCTGACGGCCCCCGCCCGCATGGTCTTGCGCTGCTCGTCGGTCACGGGGAACGGCACCTTGTTGGTGTCGATCTGCGCCAGGGTCGCGCGGGGGTCGGCGTCCAACTCGCGGGCAAACCAATTCGCTAGGCTGTCACGCACCACGAGTTGCCGCTCCGCCTCCCCCTCCTTGGCGGTGAAGATCCCGGCCACGGTCAACCCCTCGCTGAACGCCAGCGCCTCCTGGCGGGCTTCGAGGGTGCCGCGCTGCCGGAGGGCGTCGAGTCGCTCGAAGGCTTCTGACCGGGTGCGCTCAATGATGCGCCCCAAGGCGGTCTTGCGGGCCTGGGTCGTTTCGGTGGTGAGCTTCCCGATCAGGGCCGCCTCGGCGTGCTGGCGAAACTCCGGGTTCTGAATCGCCTTCACGCGGCCAGCGATCCACTCCTCCCCGGCAGACCGGAACGCCTTTTCGTTCGTCTCCGCGTCCCCCACGTCTGGACCGAGTTTGTCGCTCTCGGACGCCAGGAACCCCGCGAAGTCCGCCGACAGCTTCGCCGCCTCGACGGCCTGGCGGGCGCGTTCGGCTTTCTGCTCAACCTCGTACAGTCCGGCGGCGAGACGGTCTGCGCCGCGGGCGATGTCTTGCAGTCCGGCCCCGAAGGCGGAGGCATACGGGAGTCCCCCGGGCGATGGGGCACCGGGGGCACCGACCTGACGCTCGTAGATCGGGAGTTTCATTTGAACGCCCCTCCCTTTGCCATGTCCCCAAGCGACCCCAGGCCGCCGCCGATCCCGCCCATGATCCCCTTCATTAGCGCCTGCCGGCCCATGAAGGCGGCATGGCGGGCCTCAATCTCGTGCTGCCATGCTGTCAGGCCGACCCGGCGCCGGACCATCGCCTTGTCCTGTTCGGCCACGTCGAGGCTCTTGAGCATCGCCAGGAGGGGGGAGCCTTGCGTCACGTCCACGCCCGCGCGGGCCGTGGCGGCACGGGAGGCACTGACGGCGCGTCCCGCCTCGGTGTCGATCCGGGCTTTATCCCACTCGCCGGAGATGCGGACCTCTTCGGCGGCCCGTCGCGCCATACGGGCGTTGTATTTCCCCGCCTGGTAGCCCTGGAACCCCTCCATGAACCCCCCGAACATCTTGAGTCCACCGGAGGCCCCGAGAATCGCCAACGTGATCGGGTCCATGTTACCCCCCCACCTCAACCTGCCCGTAGATGGACAACACGGTTGCCGGGAGTGGCAGGCTGTCGGAGAGGGTCACAATGGCCGCCTCCGTCCAGCCGACCGTTGGCACGTCCACGTCATCCGTGAACACCGCCGGGAGCGTCCAGGCTGCCCCTGCCGCGTACCCGACCGGCGTTCGCACCCCGTTCACCAGGAGCGTCCGTGTGGCGTAGGTCCGCACCCGGCACGACTTCCACCGCTTCGTGTCGCCCTGGATGTTCTGCGCCCCGGCGGGTTGCAGCGCCACGGTGGCCGCCGTCCAGGTGAAGCGCAGGCCCACCTCGTAGGCGTCCACTGGCTCCGAGACGGTCACGGCCCCGGCGGTCACGGTCGCGTCGGGGTAGATCCGCCACACGGCATCGCTGGACCGCCGCGCCAGGATACCCACCGTCTTGCCGTTCAGGTGGGCCAGGCCGCTGATGGAGGTGCCGGGGGCCATCGTGCCCGCCACGGAACAGTCCATCGTGGCCCCCTGCTCCATCACCTCGACATAGCGCACGGTCCGCCCACCCACCGTCCGCCGGACGATCAGCCACGTCTCGTCATGGCCCCGCGTCGGGTGGGGAATCGTCGCCACGGACTCCACGATACCGCTGTCCGCCAGGGTGTGCGCGGCCCACCCGTTGACCTTGTTGGTCGGGTCGTAGGTGGTGGACAGGAGCGTGCCCGCCGCGTCGTTGACCAGCGCCCACACGACCGGCTGATTGCCCACGCCGACCGACGCCGCGTCGAGCGGTCCGGGGTAGTCGCACGCGGAGAGTTCGACGATCTGCCCGTCCACGCGGACCGGGGAGGCCTCGACGGAAATGTCCGTCACCACATAGCGGTCCACGGTGTAGTCGTAGTAGTAGGCCCGCAGTGCCCTACCGCCCCGCTGGACAAAGAGGGTGGAGCCGCCAATCCGGGCGGGTTGGACGTTCTCGCTGCCCACGTTGGACTCGGACGGCTTCACGTCGAAACTAGTGGGGGTGATGCCGCCGTCTGACGTGCCCGACAGGGCCAGCGGGTCAGAGGTGGTGCCCACCGACAGCTTCCGACCGGAGGCGAGCCACTCAATCGTCGGGACCTGGCCGGACATGGGGGACAGGGCAAAGCCGTCATCGTCGCGCGTGCCGACCGCGAGGCTGTTCGGTTCCCCGATGGGGGAACCCCATATCGTGTTGCGCTGGGCGGAGGTGCCTGCGAAAACCGCGCGCTGTTCGTGAAAGGTTGCCGCCTTGGGGTAGCCGCGCGCCGAAGTCCACGCCGGGGTCTGGAGGGTCCACACTCCGAAGTTGGCAATCCGGTTGGCGGCGTCCGCCGCCTCGGACTGCGGCCGGACACAGAGGGCGGAGACTTGCTGCGCGTTGGTGTAGGTTTGGATGTAATACATGCCATCCCGCGCCACGAGGTACTTCCCGGCGTCCTCCGCGCGGAAGGCGTCTTGCCCGGTCGCCCCCGTGATATTGGAGGCGGTCACGGTGAACGTCTGCCCCATCGGGGGGATGTAGGTCGCCCACCCGGCCGGCGCGGACAGGCTGCACACGGGCGAGCCTTCGATCTGCCACGCCCCGGAAGGCAGCCCGACCGCCGGGAAGGCGGCGAGGATGTTGACCGTGGCAACCGCGTGCGGGGATGCGCCCCCCAGCGCCGTGATGATAGCCCGCCCGCCCCGGTAGGACACGAAGCGGCCGATGTCGGAGGTGAGGAAGATGGTCGTGGCGTCGTTAATGGTGAGGGTCCGTCCAGTCCCGACCGTCGCGGCCGACAGGGTGGCCGCCTTCGCCGGGTAGTGCCCGCCCTGGTACGTGGCGGGAATCGCCGGGGCGAACGCGCCCCCGAGCCAATCCGACCCGTCCGCCGCCATGCGCTTGATCTCGCGCGGCGCGAGGCTGGGATGGGCCAAGATCACCACGTCGGCGGACTGCGCGTACTGGACGCTCGGGAGGTAGGCTTCGGTCAGCCCGGTGCCACTCACCCGCACAATCGTCGCGCCGGACGCGCAGAGTGCCGGAACCCCCGCCGTGTATTTCCAGAAGCGCAGCACGTCCGCGTTGCACTCGATGATGTGGGCGTCGTCTGCCGAGAACAGGAACGGGAACATCCGCGCCTTGCGGGGGGTGATGGTCCAGTCCCCCGCCGCAATCGGGGAGGCGGCGAAGTCGGCCGTAATGGTGATGACCGCCTGCACGTCCGTATTGATCGCGGTGATGGTGCCCACGCCGGTCCCGGCCGTGATGACGCGCCCCACGTCGGAGGCGATCCAGTAGGCGGCGGAGGTGGTGGCCGTGATCCCCGCGCCTGCCCCGAGCGCCGAGAGGGTGAGGGTGTAGGGGGGCGCATTCTCGACGGTCCCCCGGTAGCGCGTCCCCCACCGCTTCATCACGCCGCCCTGAACCAGCGGGATCACGTTGGTCCCGACGCTCAGGCAGTTCTGGTACTTCGCCAGGTCCACCCGTCCCGCCAGGAGCGGCGACAGGAGGCCCCCGTTGAGGTTGGCGAGGTACGGCTTGATTGCAGCCATCAGCGCCCCCGGTTGATGAAGGTGGGCAGGTACGTGTCGGGCGTGCCGTGCTGATCGTCCCGCGCCCGCGCCAGGCCCATGAGGTAGTCATACTCTTCGTTACACCGCCCGACGATCTTGGGGTCATGGGTGATTGGCTCCGCCAGAATCGCCGCCATCCGGGCCACGGTCGCCTGCCGCATGAGGGCATCCCACGCGGTATCGTCCACACTGTAGACCGTGCCCGCGATCTTGAGGGACCCATACGGGGTATTGCTGAGGATGCGCCCCGCCTCCACGGCGAAGTCGAACCCCCAGGCCGCTTCGCGGACCGTGAGCCACCCGGTCGGCATGGCGAACTCGTAGGTCCAGTTCCGCGCCCATCCCTGGTGTGGGGAGAGCCTCCAGCGGTTCGCGGCGGGGGTGGTGTCATCCCACACGACCGTCGTATTCACGGTCACAACGGTGGTGGATGTGTAGGCCGTGATCGCGGACACGCCCGTCTTGTCCGCCCCGTTCGCGTCCACTTCATATAGGACGCGCCCCACGTCATCCGCGGTGAAATGCGCGGCGGCGGCCGTCGCCGTGTCCGCGCCAAGCGCCCCGCCCGTGAAGGCCAGGGTGGTAGTGGTGTAGACCGGCGTGAGACGCCGACGCAACGCCCGCCAGTCGTGTTGCCGTTGGACCTCCTGGAACACGCCCGCGTACAGGGCATTGGCAATCGCGGCCGTGGTGGAGCCATCCGTCAGGGTCGTGATGGTCCCCTGCCCGATCTTGCGGAGTGCGTCGTTGACGACATCGACCGCGGCCATAGCGTTACTCCCCTAAGAGCGTCTTGGCCCCGGACGGCGGGGCCGGGGCGGCCAATCCCATCAGGCCGGAGGTGAAGATGGTCGAGGTCCGCCCCGCCCGCCGCCGTGCCTCGGCAGCCTGGAGTCGCGCCCGTTCGGCCTCGGCCTGGGAGGCGCGGTCATCCACGGCGGGAGGGGGTTTCGGTTTCAGTATGTTCGAGAGGAGCATCGCTCCCAAAAACCCGAAAAGCATGGCCCCCCCTTACGTCAGGTCGTACAGGTCCAGCGCGAAAGCGCGATCCGCCGCCACCGCGCCCGAGGCGGTGAGCTGGTACGTGCCGCCGCCGAGAATGGTCTGCACGCACTTGCCCGCCGCGATGGTCACATCGAAACCGCCATCCTGCACGACGGTATAGGTACTGCCCGTCACCAGCGACCGAAGCGTCACCGTCTCGGGCAGGGTCGCCGGGGCCTGAATCTTCGCCAAGAGCGTCTTGTCGTCAGGGACCGCGAAGGTCGCGCTCGACGTGCCGCCCGAGGCGATGGTGAGAGTTTGCCGTGGTCGCAGACCCATCGTGGTCCCCCCTTCTTAGGTGTGGCCGTCGTCGGTCAGCTCCGCCCACGTGCCGTAGCCGGTTGCGGCCGTCATGTCGATTTTCCGCAGGACGCGGACGGCAATCGTCCCGGTCGCGTTCCGCGCCGAGTGCGCCGTCACCCACGTCCCGTCTGCCGTCTTGGCCTTGGCGCGGGTCTCCGCCGCCTCCATGCTCGCAAACGCAGCCATCTAGTCCCCCCTTTCCGGCCGCCCGAAGAACTCGGCCGTCCATCCCGACATCGACCGGACCGCCGCCTTGAACTCCGGGAGCCGTCGCATCTCGTTTTCTAGTTGCTCCCGAATGGCATGGTCACTGCCCGCCGGGCCGTTGCCGTACCCGAACTCCGGGCGGGCCGTCGCCTCGAAGAACCTGGGAGCCTGCATCCCCGGACAGCCACACAGGATGATCGGCCGCGCCCCCATGAGCCACGCAATTTGCATGGCAAAATACCCGGAGAGGGCGAATACGGGACGCAGTGCCTCCCACATTACGTCTGCCTCAAAGGGCGGCATGGTGTGGTACAGGCACGTCTCCTCCCCTTTGGCGTGCGCCCACCGGACGGCTTTCCACGCGGGGAACTTGTCGCCGTGGAGCGAGACCCAATGGGCCATCGGGTGTAGGTACATGCCCACGTCGTTGACCCCGAACACCACCGGATCGCGGTCCATTGTCAGCGCCTTGGCCGCGTCCAGCTCCTCGAACACCCCCGCCGCGTTGCCGCAGACGAGGGCGGGGCGGCCCTGCAACGTCCCGAGAAGGGACGCCACAGAGCCGGCCCCCGCGTAGCCGCCGGCCTGCCAGGTGGACCCGTAGGTGCCCATCCCCGCAGTCCAGACCTCCATGCTACGGGCCAGGAACGATGTAGATCGCGCCCCACACCTTCTTCCCGACCACGGCCGCCGTCGCGTCGAACATCAGCAGGACCGGAGTGTCCGCCGTCGCCACGTACCCGATGGCCTCCTGCGACAGCGACCCCTGCGCGTTGGAGGCATCGAAGTCGGTATCGGCCATGAACAGGTCGGTGTTGGTGGCCGTGCCGATCTCCGCGGTCGCGCCGGCCCCCGCCGACGCGCCCAGGCCGTCCGTGGTGCAGTGCAGCCCCACCACCGTCGCCCCCTTCGGGATGACGGTGAGGTAATACTTGTCGTCGGTGGCCGACGCCGACACCACCGTCACCGAGAACGGCAACGCCTTCATGGTATCGCCCGCGGTCGTCTTGGGCAGGCCCGGATACTTGCTGGTGAACAGGGCCGCGTAGTTCGTGGACTCCCTCGTGGTTGCCATCGCGTAGCTCCTCCCTAGTAGGTGAGGCGGGCGGGGTTGCCCCCGCCCGCCGGACTCGCCTTAGTTCTCCAGCGTCTCGACCTGGACCACGCCACCCTCCCACACCCGGACGGCACCCATCATCATGGTAGCCCGGACCTGGATGGTGTCGCCGCGAGCGGGCAGCTCGGCGATCTTGGTGGAGATGTCCTTCCCGATGCTCAGGCCCACCGCGCCCTTATGGAAGGCGAGGCAATACCGCGAGGTGGACACGACCGGCAGCATCCGGTCCAACACGGTGAGGTTTGGGGCCACCACGTCGGCGATCTCGATCCAGCGGAACCCCTCCCACTCCACGCGGTCGATGGTGCCCTTGTCGTGGATCTGGTTCTTCGTGAAGTCCGAGCTGGACGCCTGGGTGATGGCGAGGATGTCCCGGAGCTGGCCCGGCGAGTAGAGGAAAATCCGCTCGCCCGCGCCGTTCGGCACGCTCGCCTTGGACAGGAGTTCGGCCGCATTGATGATGCGGGCCAGGGTGATAGCCGACGCCGCGCCGATCTGGTGCGCGGACGCGAGCGCCTGCGTGCCGTAGGTGATGGCCCCGGTCCCGGCGGTGACGGCGGCGGTCATGGCGGACCCGCGCAGCGCGTCGATGATGTGCTTGTCGGCACGCCGCCCGAGCGCGAACACCATGCTATTGAGGTACTTGTTTTGGGGGTCCACCATCGAGCGCAGGGTGTGCTCGTCGGACACCCACACGGGGGCCTCGCTGGACTGGAGCCGCACGGCCCGCTTGGAATGCTCCGGGTTCAGGGGGACCACCTCGGCGAACGGGACCACCGTGTCGTTCGCGATGACGTTGCCGAGCCGCTCGTGGTGGTCGATGGCCACCCGGACATCCCGGTTGACCATGCCGGGGTCGATGAGGTTCTGGATCTGGCTCCCCTTCTGCTGGTACACGAGATGGAGGGTGTCGTTGAATCGATGCGCCCATGCCTGGTTTGCGGTGACACTCATGGGAAGTTCCTCCTAGCGCGAACAGAGTGCGGGTGCGCTGGCGGACCCGCTTCCGCCGTTCGGAGAGGTACTCCCTCGCGGGGCCTCGCCTGCGCCGTGTCGCTGGCGCGTGCGTCAGCCTTTCGGCTGCCCCCACCGGGCCGCATGGGTGCGGTACTCCGGGGTGCGGTGTGGCCCTACCGGACCACCTTCGTATACTTGTGGACGACCTCCTGGGGCATCCCGGTGACGCGCATGATGTCCCCGGTGTTCCGTCCCTGCTTCACCATCGTCTTGATCGCCGACACGATGCTGGGGTGGTTCACGTCCACCCCGGCGTACTTCTGCTCTTTCGTCTCAATCGCCATGACGGTCACTCCCTCGGCCCGGTGGACCAGACGGACGGGGAAAAGTCCACGGACTTCTGCCCGTAGGCCCGCACGTAGAGGCGGTCCACGTAGGCGTGCGCCTCCTTGTCGCCCCGGTGGAAGGCGTCATGGCGCGCGTTCTTCGGGTTGTTCATGATGTCCGCGTACTCCGCCTTGGCTTCCTCGGGCGTCATCTTCCCCCCCGTCACGAGGTCGGCCTGGATGCTGGCCTGCTCGCGGAACTCCGCCCCGATGGCCGCGAACAGCTTGGCGACGGCGGGGTGGTGCAGGAGTCCGGTGGACTCCAGGACCGCCCGCGCGGACCCGTCCGGGTCGAACTTGCGGCCCAGGTCGGTATCGGCGTTCGTCAGCATGTCCCCCACGGCGATCTGCTCGCCGTACTTCGCCTCCCCGACCGTGGCCTTCCACTGATCGTGTTCCTTCTTCCACTCCGCCGTCAGGGCCTCGCGGGACGCCTTGAGGTGTTGCGCCAACTCCCCCACCAGCGCCTTCCCCTGCGCCCCGGTCAGGCCGATCCTGTGGAACGCAGGCGCAAGTGCCTTGGCCGACTCCGGCGTCAGGAACGGCTGGAGGTCCTCCGCCACGTCCAGGGTGTAGGCTTCCGGGTTGTCGGGCACGCCGACCGCCTTCCGCACGTCGGGCAGCGACAAGTCGAACTTGCGGCCGACCATCGCCTTCGTGTCCACGAACGCCTTGGCGAGCGCCGGAACATCCTTGACGGTCGCCAGGGTCGCGTTGCCTTTCAGGTCCTCCGGGAGTCCGTCTTTCCAGTCGGCGGCCGCGGTAGTCACCGTCTCGGTGGTCGCGGTAGTCGCATCGGTCATGGGGTCACTCCTTCTCGTGTCACGGTGTCCACGATGCTCTGAATCCGCAGGAGGAACGTGCGCCGTCCCTCGTGGGCGTTCATCCGGCATGGGTCCACCCGGCCGGTGGCATCCAGGGCGTCATCGGTCACGCTGCGGGAGAGGAACCCGTGGTACTCCATGTCAATCCGCAGCGGCCGGTACTCGATGGCGGTGAAGATCGGCCCGAACGCCTTGGCGTACAGAGACGCCAGGTGCGGCCAGGAGGCGGGCTTCAGTTCCGGCGCGGGCCACTCGTATCGGTAGCCCGGCACCCACCCGCCACACCGCGCCAGCCAGAGGCCGACCGTCACCAGGAGCCGACTCATTTCCCGCGCTTACCCTTCTTGCCCTTGCACGGCATTCCCCGCCCCTCCCTGCTGCGCCTTGACCATCGGCGCGAGGTTTTTGGCCACTTGAGATGCGGCCAACACGTCGCCCTGCTGCTGTTGCTGCTGCATGGCTTCCTGGCGGACGGCCCGCGTCTCGGCCACGGCGTCGGCCCCCTTCAACACCTTGGCGGGGACGCCGCGCACCTCGTAGATGGTCCGCAAGCCTTCGTCCACGTCCAGGTTGTCCCACACCGCCGGGTCTTGCAGGAGTTGCGCGAGTTGCCCGGTGGTGGCGAAGGCACTCTCGACGGCCGCCGCATCGTCCGCCCGCTGGGCGCGGGACATCGGGGAGTCGAATACAAAGTCAATGTCGGCGTCCGGCCGCATCAGGATCGCGGCGGGGGGCGGCTCGAAGGCCCCGCCCCGGAACATCAGATCGAACTCGCGGGCGACGATGGCGTGGAGCCACTCCGGCTCCAGGTTGCCGTAGACCGGCCCCAAGACCCGGAACACCTGCTCCATGCGCCGGGCGACCTCGTAGGGGGACATCCCGCCGATCTTGTCGTCAGCCGGCGCGGGCAGCGCGAGGATCTGATCGACAAAGAAGGTGGACCGGATTTTCGCCTCCAGCCGGTTCTCCTGCTCCAGCGCCTCCGCGATACTGGAGGGTTGGTAGTGGATGTGGATATCCTCCTTCGGCCGGTCCACGTAGTTGCGCCCACCCGGCGTCCAGTTCAGGTCCCCGCGAACCGCGTTCGGCCGCTGAAACAGGGGCGGGTTGAGGCGCATCTTCCAATCCCACTGCCGGATTTCCACCCGCTCGTTCAGGATGAGAATGTCCGGCAGCGCTAGGTGCCCCTGGCCGCGCCCATACAGTTCCCCGGTCGCCTTCAACCACCGCGGCACGGCATACGGGAACGTGTGATACCCGGACTCAAAGACCAGGCGTTTCCCTTCTTCCGCGAAGTAGACCGACGCGAACGGCATGGCGGTTGCCGCTTGGCCCCATAGGTCCGTCGTGCGGGGATAGACCGCGTGGATCAACTTCTTCTGCTCGTCGGGTTTGTCGCGCAGGAGGGAGGCCCACGACGGCGGCAGGCGGGACTCGCCGAACTCTTCCGCCCAGGCATGGACCGACTTCGAGACCTCCCGGATGAGCGTGTTCACCCGCCCGTCGCGCCCCTCGCCGATCACGTAGGTTCCGAGCGGCACGGCGGTATACTGGAATCCCGCGAACACCTGGAAGCCGGTCGGCACCCACCCGTCTTTCCCTTTGGCCCACCGGACCGACCGGACCGGCGGCTTCCCTTCGATCAACAGCGCCCCCGTGCCGAACACGGGCAGTTCCAGGTACACTTCCCCGGCGGTGCTGGTGAAGTTGGACGCCGAGCGGGCGCGGTCCATCCGCAGGGAGCAATCGTCGCTCCAGTCCTGCACGGCATCCATCGACCGGAGGTCCTCCTGGCGCATCGCTGCCTTGGCCCACCGCGTCGAGGGGTTGGTCAGGTTCGCGTGGAGGGACGCCGCGAGGATCTGCGGGGCCGTGAACGACAGCGAGTCGAACACCTTGCCGGTCAGGGGCGAGCCGGGCGTGCCGCCGGTCAGCGTCAACTGCCGGGCGAGGTGGCAGTATTCCGAGAGGGTTTCCCACTCGGTTTCGTAGTTGCGCCGCGCTGCCTTGAGGGCGTTCCAGCGGGCCAGGATGCGCTCCACGTTCGCGGCCATGCGCTACCTCCGTCCTCCCATCAGCACCGCCGGGGCCTTCACCGTTCGGGGCCAGTCCGCCGCGCCGTGCCCGTAGAAGTCGAGCGGACCGAGGCCCGCCACCACGCCGGTCCGTAGGGCATCCGCTCCGTGCGAGTGGCGGTCGTGGACCGGGGCACCGTCCGCCTGCCCCGTCGCCAGCGACTTGGCGCGGTGGTAGTTGCCGAGACTCTCCAGGCCGGACGGCATCCCGTCCTCCTGCGCGAGGTCGCACTTCACCGCGTCGAACGCGAACAGCCGGAACTCCCGCCGCACGGCGTCGAGGCCCTGCTGGACGGCGATCTTGTCCGCCAGCACCACCGGGCACGCGAACCGGGACCGGAAGAAATCCTCCGTGGACTCCGTGGCCGTGAACCCCTTGATGACGGCATCGTGCGGGAGGCCGATCTTGCCGTAGAGGTACGGCTTGCCCTCCTTGAGCCGATGCACGATGTAGTCCGCGCCCTTCCCCCGACACGCGAAGTAGTCGATAAAGCGCGTCTCTCGGGCGGCGATCTGGTAGAACCACCCCGCCGTCCCGTCCGACCGGCCGATGTCCAGGCAACACCCGACCGGCAGGTTCACGTCGTACCCGATCCGGTCAATGCGCCCCTCGCGCCGGGCGGCCCGCAAGAGGTCCCCGTAGATCGTCCCCTCCAGGTAGCCGTCGTAGGAGACGAAATACTCCTGCTGGATGATCTCTTCCGGCTTCCCGTCCGCCCGCTCCTGCGCGATCACCGCAGCGGGGACCACGCGTGAGCCGTCCTCCCCGAGGGCATCCCGTCGCGTCTGCTCGACGGTCTGGACCGACAGGAACCACCGATCCGGGTTGGCGAGCGCCACTTGCTCGACGGCGTGGGCGTGGTTCTTCCCCTTCGGCGTGAAGTTGAACAGGACCCAGCCGTCGTTTTCCGCAAAGATCGGGGGGAGCACCTCATCCCACAACCGCGGGTCATGCTCGGAGAACTCGGACAACACCACCCCAACCGGGTTCAGGCCCCGCAGCGCGTCCGGGTCGTCTGCCCCGGCGACCTTCCACATGCTGCCGGCCGGTTGCCCCGGCAACGGCTTGAGGCGCATCAGCATTTCGGTGTTGTTCGGATCCCCGTCCCGCCAGGCCGCCGGGAAGCGGTCGAGAAATGGCACCCCCTCCCGGTCCCGCGCCTGCCACAAGGCCGACCGCCCCAGGACCGCCGTGGGGTAAATGTGCATGTAGAGCCCCGGTCGATCCGCCATCGCCCGCTGCGTCAAGGCGAGGGAAGTCAGGTCCTTCCCCGCCCGCCGATGCCACCGCAATAGGAAGCGCCGAAACCCCCGCTCGTAGGCGACCAGCACGGGCCGCTCGTAGGAGCGCGGCTCGTACAGGTGCGGGATGCGGAACACCTGCGGTCCCGCTGCCGCCGTCAGTGCCTTTGTCCGGGTGGTTCGCGCCATATCGTCCTTTGGAGCCGGTGGTAGGCCTCGAACCCACGCACTGCGGTTTACAAAACCGCTGCTCTGCCAACTGAGCTACACCCCCCGTGCTGCCCAAAAGAAAAGGGGCCTGACCGCCTGCGCGCAGTCAGACCCCTTTCCTTCCGAGTGGCTCGCACCCCACTAGCTAGGCGAGGTGTGGGCAGATTGTTGTTACGTTAAGAAAGCTTGCCTGACCAACACCCCATTGTGTCGCCCCACCATCCACGCCCGACCATCGTTATCCGTGTATGCGATGGGGTCACTCGACCCCTCGATGTATGGGAACACCACCTGTCTCCCTACGCAATACTCGATAGTGGGCACCCCGTCTCTCACGCTAACCACGCGGCTCGTGGTCCCGCCGACCACAGGGAGCGCGTTCAGTGCGTCCATCGTCCACTGAGCCATTCCCCGCACCGCCCTTCCCATGTTAAGGCACCACACCCACCGACAAAGTGACATCAGGGGACACGACGTCCTCCGTCAGCACCCCGTCACGGTAGGTCATCCTCTCGACGGGGATGAGTCCACCTAGCGTAATCTCCTGCACGGGGTGGTCCGGGTGAACCACGAACAGCCCCCCTGAGCGTTCGATGATCTTGGACCCGGCCTCAATAAAGCCAAGGTGAATCACGTCTCCCACGTCATGGGTGGTCATCGTGTCGCCTCCCGCCGTTCCCACGTCCACACCAGCGCCTCGGCCGTGTCTGCTTCCCACACGAAGCGCTGATCGGGCGTCGCCCACTGCCCCTACGTGTCGGCGTGGTCTCCTCGTAACGGCATCGGCCGCCACGTCCACTCATCCCAGGCCGCCGTCAACGTCTCCAGGGTGTCGGGTTGCACGAGGAACCGCTGATCGGGCGTCGCCCACGGCAACCGCCCGTCCGGGCCGATCATCGCCGCCGCCTGGAAGTCCGGCGAGACGCACGGGGCCCCGGTCGTGACGAGCTTGAGGCACCGGTACGGCGCGGGGTTCCCGTACCACACCAACGCCCCCGGCCCGTTCAGGACCCAGAAACTCACCTCCACCGCCTGTGTCAGCGCGGCCAGCAGCCGGAGGTCGTAACTCGCCATCGGCACCGTCTCGAAGTCCAGGAAGGGCTCCGAGGCGCGTGACGTGTCACGGACAATGAGGGGAGTCACGCCCCGGCTGCGGAGGTGCGCCGCGAACGCCGCCCAGGCCGACAGGTCCGAGTTGCGCGAGGGCCAGTAGGCACACTCCCGCAGCACCAGGGCCACGCAGCGCCGCCCCCCCACCACCCCATCCGCCCACGTCCGCCACTCCGGGTGGATCCGCAGGGGCACCGGCCGCCGCCGCCCCGCCGCGATCTCCTGGTGGACCTGGGGCGATTGGTAGTGCGACCGGGGGGCCGCCGGGGTGTACCCCCCAGGCCACACCAGCCGGGCCTGCTGCGTCTGCTCAGCCCACACCTGTTCCGCCTCCCGCCGATCCGGCACGTACCGCGTCTCCACGCCGGGGTACAGCGACCCGTAGCGCAGCACAACCTGCTCCAGCATCTGCTGCCGCATGGGGAGATCCGGCGGCAACCGATCATCCCGAAACCCCGCCTTCGGGCCGGGGAACACCCACACCGTCACCGGCTCGTCCCCCTGCCGCTCCAGGAGGACCCGCACCAGGAACTTCGCGTAGTCCCACGTCGGCGGGGCACACGTGAGGTCGTAGAAGGCGGCGATCATACGGCCTCCCCGCACACCTTGCCCATCATCACTCCCCAAAGATCCGCTCACCGGAAACATCCACCCGCCCGCGTGGGGGGTGCTGGAAAATGTCTGTGTGGAGGCACCGAAGGCCGTCCGGTCCAGTGATGGACGGCACAAGCCACCCGTCCAAATCTAGGAGTTTCTCAAAGTCCCCCCGGCTCACAATTAGGAGCCGCGGGTGCCCACGATGACGGATCAGCGCGCGAAGTGTGGTCACGATGTCGGGGGTTTGGTCAAACTCCATAACCTGCCTCCTTGTCACGCTCGGGGGTGGAGGGGTGTACCGGCAGGGAGAGGGATGCCGCGGTACTTGGTCGCCCGCCGGGTGCCGGGGGGGTTCGCCGGGCCCGGAGATTTTTC